ACAGTGTAGAATACAAAAACGGGGCCAGAGTAAATATACAATCATACAGTGAAATGGTATTAAGAACATCAAACAAAAGGGCCTATATGCAGGGAGAAGCAGCAATGAGAGAAGAATATGGTCTTAATTTAGTAATCGTAACAAGAAGAGGAAACGCATGCCCTAAATGTATGAATTACGTTGGAAAAGTATTTATAGATGATGTATATGGAAGCGGAAAACCAGATGGAAAACATCAATTATTATCAACAGCAATTGCAGGGGGATTATATCACCCTAATTGCAGAGATACACATACTACATATTTTGAAGGAATAACAACAAAGAGACCGGAACCAACAGCAGCAGAAAAAGCAGAGGCAGAAAGAATTTACAATTTAGAACAAAAACAAAGATACAATGAAAGACAGATAAGAAAATATGATAGATTAGCAAAGGGAAGTATAGATCCTGATAATAAAACCAAATATGAAAACCTAAAAAATGAATGGCAAAGAAAAAACAGGGAATTTGTTAATGAACATGAAGAATTAAAAAGAAAGTATTATAGAGAAAAGAATATTGGAGTAAAGGATCAACCTATAAAGAAACCAACGCCGGCCCCGGTAGAAAAACCTAAACCGGAACCTAAACCGGAACCTAAAAAGGCCCCGGAAACTAAACCAACGCCGAAACCAGATCCTAAACCAGAAGTTAAACCAGAACCTAAAACCGAACCGCCCAAAACAGAAACACCAATAACAACAGTAGAAAAAACAACCTCTACACCTAAAAAGAAAACCTCTTCAAAACCTAAAACACCTGTTAATAAAGATGTAGCAGTTGCGACAAATAGAGAAGAAGGATATCAGGTATTAAAGAATAATGGAATTAAGTATAAAAAAAGAGGATTGGACAATATGAATGATAAAGACTTCATTAATACAGCAAATAGAGTATCAGAGTTAAAAAATAAATATGGAGTAGATGTCACTTTATCAGCAAGATCAGAAAAGAATTCATCAGCATCAGCGAAAACAATGTTCTTTAAAGACAAATTAAAAGATACAGAAATACAAATGAATTCTTCTGTAAAGGATTTAAAAAAGACCGCTTCTAAAAATATAACAAAAGGTTGGTGGAGTAGAACTACACCGGAAATGGCTAAATATCAGACTATAACACACGAATATGGACATGCAGTAGAATTATCAATCATAGATGACAGATTTAAGAAAAGAGGTATTGCAGCAGGAGATGTAACAAATGAAATGTTAAATAATGAATTTCGTACAATTAAAAATGAAATAACAACAATGTTCAAAGAAAAATATCCAGATGAATCATATATACAATATGTAAGTGGATATGGAAGAACAGGAGCAGAAGAATTTTTTGCAGAAGCATTTGCAGGAGCAAATGGCGGTATGCCAAACAAATTAGAATCATGTATTGATGAATGGATCAAAAAGGAGGGCTATTTAAAATGAAGATAATAGAAATGCCTTATTTTATGGAAAATGAAGAATGGTATAATTGGACCGAAGAAGATGGATATCAATTGACAGGAAAAGCGACATTAAGAGCGATCCAATCTTACTATGAATTCATAGATGAATTAAAAGAAGATATGCCAATCAAAACAGAAGAAGATAATGAGGAAATAGAATAATCACAAATGAGCGTTACACTTGTTACACATTGTTACAGATGATGTGTTTCATCTGTAACGCTTTAAAACGCCCTAAAATAAAGGGTTCCGGCCAATATGTTACACTGTTACAGTTATTTTTATTAAAATTAAATAAATTGGATTATTTACGGGATTTACGGGGATAATTCCCGTAAGTTATAAAAAAGATATATAAAAATGCAATTTCATCTGTAACACTGTAACACAGTTGGAAGATCCCCCTAAAATAAAGGGAAAACGGCGTTACACATAGAATAATATAGCAGTGTAACAACTGTAACATCTGTAACAAAATACATTAAAAAAATAGAAAATATTTACAATTTTATGTTATGAAAACTTGACAAATTGAAAATATTGGGATATACTTTATTGAGAGGTAAGACAGACTTCCTTTCTTTTTTACCATTTGGTATTTTTCTTTAAAGTTTGGACTACCTCTCACCTTTCTTATTTGAAAGAATTCTAAAAAAGAAATTTTATAAAGAAAAGGTGATAAATTATGACTTCAATAAAGATTGATTTAAGTGAAACCTTAACAGGTATTGAAATTCACACATTTGCGGACCTACATTTAGGGGACAAGTATTGTGATTTAACACACATCAAAAAAAGAATAGAAGACGTAAAAAACAATCCTAACGCATTTGTAATTCTTAATGGCGACTTAATGAACAATGCTATTAAAACATCAGTATCGGATATTTATAGTGAAAAATTAACACCAATGGAAGAATTAAATAGATGCGTTGAATTATTCAAACCTATAAGAGATAAGATTTTATGCATCACAACAGGTAATCACGAAAGAAGAACATACAACGGAAGCGGCATAGATTTAATTGAAATACTATCGAAAGAATTGGATCTATACGATAGATTTACAAACACCGGGGCCGTCTTATTTATAAGATTAGGCTGGAACAAGAGTAGAAAAAGAAAACAATGGTATTCCATTTATGTTACTCATGGAAGCGGTGGCGGAAGAAAAGTAGGAGCAAAGGCTGTAAGACTTGCCGATATGGAAGGAATCGTTGATTGCGATATTTACATTCACTCACACACACATCTACCTATGATATTCAAACAAAGTTTTTACAGATCAGACTTTATAAATTCAAGTGTATCAATAGTAGATAAATTATTTGTAAACACATCAGCAGAATTAAATTACGGTGGATATGGAGAAATGTATGAATTCAAACCGTCCTCAAAAGAATGCCCTGTAATTTATTTAAGCGGTGAAACAAAGGAATTTACAGCAAAACTGTAAAAAATATGGCCGACGGGCCTAAAACGGAAATAACCGACGGGTTGAAAACGGAAAGGAGAGTTTATTATGGAAAATAATACTCAAAATACTCAAAACACACAGGACACCAATAATGGCGTTCAAAACACACAGGACACAAATAACAGTGTTCAAAATGATCAGGTTAATAATGCATCAGAAACAACTCTAAATGAATGGTTAGATAAATTAGAAAAGATTATTAACAAGAAACAAGATGGACTTGCAAAAAGTATTTTAAAAGATAACGGCCTCAATGATGATGACATTAAAGATATCATTTCACAATACAAATCAAATAAAGCAACAAAGGCAAAAAATACAGTTGATGAAATTACTCAACTTAAAGCAGAAAATGCATCACTTAAAAAGAGAATAATGGACGGGGATCTCTTAATAAGTGCCGGCAAACATGCTGACAAATTAAATATTGATAAGAAATACTTATCACAAGTTTTAAAATTGGCTGATTTATCTAAAGCAACAGAAGGAGATAAAATTAATGAAGATGCTTTAAATGAAGCAATGGCAAAAGTTGTTGAAGAATGCGGTGTCTTCAAAGTAAGTAAAACAAACACTGAAAACAACAGCGGATTTAAAAACATTGGTGCTAAAGAGGCAGAAGACGAAATAGAAAACAGTATGTCAAAGATAAGAAAAGCAATGGGCCTCAAATAAAATTATTAAAAAATATAAAATAAAAAGGAGAAGATCGTAATGAATAATATTGCACTTTTTAAAACTTATACAACACTTCTTGATGAAGTGTACAAGAATGCTGCTCTTTCAGCAGATCTCGACGGTGCTCCTGAACTTGTAAAAGCAGGTGCAAACGCAAACGAACTCATCATTCCTATGCTTGATATGCAGGGCCTTGGTGATTATGACAAAAACGCAGGTTATGTAAACGGTGACGTAACACTCACAAATGAAACAGTTAAATGCAACTTCGACAGAGGCCGTATGTTCAATGTTGATGCAATGGACGACGAAGAAACAGCAGGTATTGCTTTCGGTAAAGTTTCTGGCGAATTCATCAGAACAAAGGTTGTTCCTGAACTTGATGCTTTCAGATTTGCAACATATGCATCAAAAGACGGTGTAACAGTTACAGCAGAAAACCTTAAAGACGTGGATCCTGATGGCGTTAAAGTTGCTCTTACAAACGGTACAGTAGCAATGGACGAAGCAGAAGTTCCTTTCGAAGGCAGAATTCTTTACATCACACCTACTCTTAAGGCTCTTGTTGATAATGCAGAAACAACTTCTTCAAAGGCTATTTTTGAGAGATTTGAAAAGATCGTTCTTGTTCCTCAAACTCGTTTCTATTCAAAGATTGAACAGTTAGATGGTAAGACAGGCGGTAAAGAAGCAGGCGGATATACAAAGGCAGCAGATGCAAAGGACATCAACTTCATGATCGTTCATAAGGGTGCTCCTATTCAGTTCCAAAAACACACAGTTCCCAAGATCATCAATCCCGAAGCAAATCAGACTTCTGACGGTTGGAAATTTGGTTATAGAACAGTAGGTATTGCTGATGTTTATGAAAATAAACTTTCAGGTATCTATGTAAGTGTTGCTGAATAATCAAACTCACGAATATTGGAAAAATCGGATAACTACACATAACACCGTTAAAGAATAATGTTAAAAACAATATTATGGTTAATGTTCAAAACATATTTATTATATCTGATAATTTCCAATAGAGAAAATTAAATAAACACAAATGATACAGGGCCGGATCAATCGGTTTCGGCCCTATATTATAATACCTTATTTTAAGAGGAGGAGAGCAACATGTATCAGCCCTATTTAACATATGATGAATACACAGCAATGGGGGGTACACTTCTGACATCAGAAAATGCAATCTCTCAACTCAAAAAAGCAAGTAGACAAATTGATTCACTAACTTATAACAGAATTTTAAAATATGGTTTCAATAAATTATCAGACTTTCAGCAGGAAGTAATTAAAGAAGTAACAAAAATATTGGTAGATTTCTATATTGAAAATGATGAGGTATTGACTACTGTATTAAAAAATTATTCTATAAATGGAGTATCAATGAGTTTAGACGGTTTTAATGTTAATGTAACATTTAAAAACGGAATTGCTCTTCCCGCTTCTGAATATGAATTATTAATGCAGACCGGACTAACAACAGGAAGTTTTTGTATTTAATAGGGGGGGTGGGAGCATGAGATATCCTAAACTTGTAAGAAAGCAAGATTGCAAAATCCCTATTTCAATTACATTATATAATGACGATATTGGAGAAGATGGAGAACCATTAATTGATGGATCAATTGATACTTTTTGTAACTATCAAAATAGCAGTAAAAGAGTATTAACAAATGAGGACCATCAAATTGAAATATCAGGTATCGCATTGTTCTCGGAAGATATATTCCCTAACATAGAGAATATTAGTTCCGGTGAAGCAATTATATTTGGAGAAAGCAGACAAATTGCAAAAGGCATAAAGGCAAGAAATCCGGACGGTTCAGTCAATTATATAAGACTGGAGTTGATGTAATGAGCAGTTTAAAATTTAATGTAAAATTTAATGATGCAGGTATCAGAAACATAACAGATGCAGCAAAAGAAGCGTTATTTTTGACAGCAGAAGCATTACACACAGAAGTGGTTCAGGCACAAGTAATGCCATTTGATACCGGAACAATGCAAAATGAAAGCACATTTGTTGAAAAGGTTTCAGATGACCATGTAAGATTGGTTACATCAACACCTTATGCAGCAAGATTATATTTTCACCCTGAATACAAATTCAGTAAAGCATCAAATCCAAATGCAAAAGGCAGATGGTTAGATGATTGGATTTCAGGAAGTGAAAAAGAATGGGTTAATGACACATTCACTGAATTATTAAAACAGAGAAGTAAATAAAGAGGTGACTGAAAAATGATAACTTGCAAATTAATCAGAGAATGGATTAAAACAAAAGAACCTAAATTTGATAAATATTACGTTGGAAAACTTGATAATAAATATCAAAAAGCAATTTGTATTTATTCATTACAGTCACAAAAAGGTAGAAGTATCGCAATAGGTGGTAAAGAAACTACTAAAACAAAAATGAATAAATTCACTGTTTTAATTCATTACGATAAGAACTATGTAAACACAGAAGATTATTCGCAACTTTTATATAACACTTTATCAGATGCATCTAACGAAGCAATTGAAGATTACATTATAGATTTCATAGAAATGAATAGTGACACACCGATAGATCTTCATACTGATGAAAATGGTGTATATGAAAGAAGCATTGATTTCACAGTTTATTATCACAATAAATAAAAAATAAAAATTTTGAAAAGGAGAGGATAAGCATGGCAGGTGTATATCCCGTATTTAATAATAAGTTCAAGATCGGTACAAAAGGCCGTACTTCAACAGAAGAAGATATGAAGACAGTTGCTGACATGGAAAGTTTTTCAGTATCAATTGATAATGGTATTGAGGAATGGAATCCCATGGATCAGGGCGGTTGGGTTCGTAGATTAATGACCTCAAAAGGCGTTGCTATTTCTCTTTCAGGTAAGAGAAATTTCGGAGACGAAGGTAATGACTACCTTGCAGGCCTTGCTTGGTTAACAGGTCAGGATACAAACTCAAAGTTCGAATGGGAACTTCCCAGCGGAGCAAAAGTAACATTCAATTGCGTATGTAATGTTTCAAGCCTTGGCGGAGACAGCACAGCAGTTGATGCTCTTGAAGCAGAAATTATGAGCGATGGAGCAATCGAATTTACTCCCGCAACAGGTGAGTAATATCAAGCGGGGAGAGAAACCTCTTCCCGCTATTTTTATAAAAAACATTAAAAAATAAAAAATTTAAAAAAGCAAAGGAGATGTTTATCATGGGAAAAATGATAGATATTAGTTCAAAAATTTCAAACGAGCCGACATTTTTACACATTTCAGACACAATGAATTATAAAATTGATGAATCAAAAAACACTGTTTTTAAAGTAATGGAGATGTGGGATAAAGACAATCTTACAGAATTCCAGAAACTTGATAAAACCATTGAATTAACACTTGGAAAAGAAGCATATAAAGCAATTAATGAGTTAGATCTTTCAATTAATGGTTATAAAACAGTAGCAATGGCAATAATGGCAACAATCAGCGGTCAAACTCTTGAAGAGTTTGAGACACGATTTCACGACGGGGACGAAGGAAAATAATGATTCATATTATGATTTATTTGAAGATTATCCTTTAATAGAAGCATCATTTGCACAGCAATATGGAATAAGATTAAGAGTGGAAGATGATATGAGTTGGAATGAATTCATTAATTTACTATCTGGAATAAATGGAGACACACCATTAGGAAGGATAGTTGCAATAAGATCAGAGACAGATCCAAAAGCAATTAAGAATTTCACAAAAGAAGAAAAACGAATATATAATAAGTGGAGACACAAAGCGGCAAAAGAAGTTTCTAAAGAAGAATTTGATAATGCAATGAAACAATTTGAAATGATGTTTAAAACTATCGGCCAAACTAAATAAAGGGGTTGATATTATATGTCAGCAGGAAGCAATGTTGGACAGGTATATATGGACCTATTACTTAATTCTGGCAGTTTTAAAAAGCAGTTAAGCAGTGCAGTAAACACTTCAGTTTCAAGTGTATCAAAATCGGCCTCTAAATCAGTTTCATCAGCATTTGGTAAAATTGGAAAGGTTGCAGCCGCAGCCTTTTCAGTTAAAGCCATTGTTAATTTCAGCAAAGCATGTTTAGATTTAGGATCGGACCTTGCAGAAGTACAGAACGTTGTAGATGTTACATTTGGGGAGATGTCAGGAGAAATAAATGACTTTGCAAAATCAGCAATTAAAAACATAGGTATATCCGAAACACTTGCAAAACAATATACCGGAACATTTGGAGCAATGGCAAAGTCATTTGGATTTACAACAGCAGAAGCGGTTGATATGTCAAAAACATTGACTTCTTTATCAGGTGATGTTGCATCATTCTATAATTTAAGTTCAGAAGAAGCATTTACAAAACTTAAAGGAGTATTCACCGGAGAAACAGAAGGCCTTAAAGCATTAGGTGTAGTTATGACACAATCGGCCCTTGATCAATATGCACTTGCTAACGGATTTGGTAAAACAACCGCTAAAATGACAGAGCAAGAAAAGGTCGCATTAAGATATGCATTTGTTCAAAATAAATTATCAGCCGCAACAGGCGACTTTATAAGGACACAAGATGGTTGGGCAAACCAAACAAGAATTCTGTCTTTACAATTTGATAGTTTCAAAGCAGCATTAGGTCAGGGATTAATCAATGTATTAACACCGGCCATTAAAGTGATTAATTTATTAATGGAGAAATTAGTCGCACTTGCAAATACATTTAGTTCTTTTACTGAAAAAATATTTGGTAAGAGCGAAGGTAAAATGTCCTCTTCAGGTATTTCAGAAGCAGTAACACAAATGAGCGAACTCGATTCAGGAACAGCATCAGTAGGAGATACAGCAGCAAAAACAGCAAAAAAGATTTCTAAATCATTAATGGGATTTGATCAGTTAAATACTTTATCTGATAATTCATCTGATTCAGGTGATTCAAGTGGAAGCAGCAGCGGATCAATAGGATCAAGCGGACCTCTTTCAGGTGGAGAAACCGGAGCAATTAATAATGCTTTAAAAGAGACTGACACTTTATTTGATAAAATAATCGGCAGAGCAAAAGAATTAGCAGATATATTTAAGACCGGATTTAAAATTGGATTAGGTGATGCAGACTTCAAACCTATATTTAATAATTTAAAAAATATAGGATCTACATTAAAAGAAATCGTAACAGATGACGGTGTGAAAGAAGCAGCATCTAACTTTATTGATACATTTGTTGAAAATATAGGAAAAAGAGTTGGAGCATTAACGAGTATAGGTGTAACTATTGTTCAAAATATAACCGGTGGAATTAGCACAGCAATTTCAAACAAAAAGGAAGACATAAAACAATGGTTGATTGATATGTTCAATATTAAATCAAGTGTAGATACTATTGTTTCTGACTTATTAGTTGCAGTTGCGGATATTTTTTCAGCATTTAAAGGAGAAGCCGGAACAGGTATCACAACCGCTTTATCTGAAATATTTATTACAGCAGGAACAACCGTCACAACATTAGCAGGAAATATTGGTAGAGACATACTTGATGCAGTTTTATCACCTATTACAAATAATAAGGATAAAATAAAAACATCAGTAGAAGGGGCATTAGGCACCATTAACACTGTTTTAAGTAATTTATCAGCAAGTTTTACAAGAATAAGTAAAAACATAATGGGTGTATATGATGAGCACTTCAAACCTCTTTTTGAATCCATTAAAAAAGGCCTAACAGACACAGTAGGAAAATTAACAACAACTTATGACACAAAAATTAAACCTATAATGGATAAACTCGCTGAAAAGTTCAATACAGTATGGAATGAGACCATTGAACCATTAATAATTGAATTTCAGGGGTTACTCGGTGATGTTGCTGATGCGATAAAAGTATTCTGGGAAAAAGCAGTTAAGCCGTTCATAGATTGGTTAATAGAAACAGTGTGGCCCAAAGTGGCAGGTTTCTTTGGTAAGATATGGGAGAAAGTTCTTGATGTATTTGATAGAATAGGAAAAGTGGTAAAAGGAGCAATTGAAACAATAAGAGGTATTGTTCAATTCTTGGTGGGCGTATTCACCGGAGATTGGAGCAAAGCATGGGAAGGCATTAAGAAAATATTCACCGGAGTATTTGACATCATACTTGGTACATTTGGAACAAGCGTAGAAGAATTGAAGACCAAATTCACAAATATGAAAAATAACATCACAACAAAAGCAAATGAATTAAAAACCAATTTATCAACAAAATTCACAGAAATAAAAACAGCAGTTACAACAAAAGCAGATGAAATAAAGACCGGAGTAACAACCGCTTTCAATTCAGCAAAAACAAATGCAGAAGGTAAGATCACAGCATTAAAAACAAACTTATCTAAAAAGTTTGATGAAATAAAAACCGCATTAACTGAAAAATACGAAGGTATTAAAACCGCAGTATCAAATGGATTTAATGCAGGTAAAAAGGTTGCAGAATCAAAAATTTCAGCCTTAAAAGAAAGTCTGCCTACAACATTAGATGCTGTTAAAACTAAAATTGGAGAAAAATATACAACATTAAAAAATACAATAGGAAAGCCATTTGCAGATGCAAAAACAAATGTAGTTAGTTACATAACTACAATGGGTACAAATATACTTGGTAAATTTGATACATTAAAGGCAAATGCAAAAACAAAAATTGAAGGTATTAAAACAACAATACAAACCGCATTTTCAGGACTTACAAAAGCAGTAACAGGCATTTTTGATGGAATAAGGACCGGAGCAATTGGAATACTTGAAAAGTTAAAGACCGGACTTAAAACACCTATTAATAATATTCTTTCTACTTTTAACAGTATGATTGATAGAATTAATAAACTTGAATTCTCTCTTCCGGGTTGGGTTCCTGTTGTAGGTGGCAAGAGTTTAGGTTTCACAATTCCAAAACTTCCTATGCTTGCAAACGGTGGTTATGTAAAAGCAAATACGCCTCAATTAGCAGTTATCGGTGATAATAAGCGTGAAGGCGAAATTGTTGCACCTGAAAGCAAGATCACAGAAAGCGTTACAGCAGCAATGGGACCTGTAATCGCAGCAATTCAAACATTAGTTGGAACAGTAGCAAATGGAAACGCAGGCGGAGATATTACAATACCGGTAATATTAGATGGAAACATTTTAGAGACAGTAGTTGTAAATGCAGCAAGCAGAAAGAATTTAAGAACAGGAGGCAGGTAATATGACACTTTTAACATTAAACGGGGTAGCAATGCCTGCCCCTACTTCTTATGATGTATCATTAGCAGATATCCAATCAGCAAACAGCGGCAGAAACGATAATGGTATAATGACTATGGACGTTATACGATCAGACGTTGCAACAATAAACGTTGGTTGGGAAATGCTTACTACCGAAGAGTTAGAAAAAATAACAAACGGTATAAAAAATGCCGCAATAGAAGTAAAATACTATTACGGCGGATATAAAACAGCAACAATGTATAAAAGCGACAGAAAAATAGATTTAAGACGAGTAGATGAAAAAGATCCCAGATGGGATATTTCATTCACTTTAATAGAATATTAATATAAAAGAAAATAAGAAAGGAGGAATTATAGATGTATAATGTTTCAGAAGCATATAAAACTGCGATAGCAAAACCATCAAGAACCACGAAGATAGAAGGAACATTAACTCTACCTGATGGAAAGGTAATAAATATTACTGATAATGACATTATGAGTGGAACATTAAACATTGACAATGCGTGTGTAAATGGTCAGGAATTTGAAATTGGTAGCGTGTATATGGGCCAATTGAAATTTTCATTAAATACACAAATAAGTAGATATGCAGTTTATTATTCTAAAATAAAACTTTCTTTTTTCTTAAAATTAGAAGATGAAACATGGGAACCGGTTCCTCTTGGAGAATATTCAGTCAGTGATGCAATGAGAAATGGCAAATATATAAGTATCACAGCATACGACAATATGACTAAATTCGACAAAGAATTTAAAATGTTAACAAACGGAACACCATTCGAGTTATTAAATTATGTATGCACAGCATGCGGCGTTGAATTAGGTATGACAGAAGAAGAGGTATACGCCTTATCACCTATTTCAAGCGAAGGAGATATGATAACATTAGCAGTTAAAGAAAATAACAACTATGAAACTTTCAGAGACTTCTTATCTGATTTAGCAGTAACAATGGGTGGATTTGCTACAATGGACCGCAATGGAAAACTTGTAATAAAAACATTTGGAGAAACAGTCATTCCTTTATCAGAAATGCATATTAAAACAAAATCAATATCTGACTATCACAAACAATACTCAAAAGTTTCAACAGTCATAGATGATAAACCGTATGAAATGGGCGATGATACAGCAGAAGAGTTGGAAGTTGAAAATAATCTATGGAGCACCGGAACAAATACAACAAAAGAACATATTGTTGAGTATATTTTAAATAAAGTTAATAAAGTTGAATATACACCGTCAGAAATAACATATGGCGGAGATCCATCGTTGGATTTAGGAGATAAAATATGTTTCACAGATATTGATAATAAAACAATCGTTAATAGTTATGTGATGACAAACAATTGGACTTACAGAAATACACAAAAAATAGTTAGTGTAGGATCAAATCCATTTTTTAAAAATGTAAAGAGTAAAGAAGCAAAACAAGCAACATCAGCGGGCCATTTAGCAGAACAAAAAAGTATTAAATTCACAAACTATCAATCTGCAACGGCATATCAAATAAATCAATACGATCAATTAATATGTCAGCTGGACCTTAATGTATCTGAAACCGGAACGCTTTTAATAACAGGACAAGTAATATTAAATGTAACAAAACCGGGAACTTTTAAATTAAAATATCAAGTAAATAGCGAAACATTTAGTTTTCAGCCGAAACAAATAACAAGTGTAACAGGCCCGCACTTAATTAATTTATCGTTCCCATTAACAACTCTTAATCCTGCAATTTCAAACTTATTGAATATTTTTCTTACAAGCGAAGATGGCGGAGAAGGAACTATCAATGAAAGCGATGTTTTAATAACATTACTTGGTTCAATTACATCAACAGACAGTAAATTTGATGGAAATCTTAACTTCTTGGAGAAATTCTCTATTACAAGACTTAATGATTCAAATTATATTGGAATGAAATATTCAAGTGAAATTGATATTATAGAGCAGGACTTAATGAATTTTGAAGTGGTAATGCCAACTTTAAAACCATTAGGAGCACCACTATCAGGTTGGGATTATAGTATTGATACAACAGTAGAAGTTGCACCTGAATAAATTGAATAAGAGATGAAATACTCTCAATTAAGAAAAATAAAAGGAAAGGCGGGAAACCGCCTATTCCTTATCACATATAATACTTTCAAACAGAAAGGAATGATTTTTAATGGGCAAAAAATTAAAAGGACTTGCTAAAATAGAATTAATAAATGCTGAAACCGGCGAAGTAAGAACTCAATACGAACACAATATGGTGACAAACGCAATTCCTAATTTATACGCTAAAAATCCATACGCAGCATGTCATGTTAGTAGATCACCATCTTATTTAATGGGTGGATTAATGCTCTTTAATGAACAGTTAGAGGAAAATGTAAATAATACAATGATACCAAGAACACCTGATGCATGGGCCGGAAATGGCGTTTCAAAAGGTATATCAACTAAAAGAGGAAATGCAGTATTACAAGAAACAAAAGTAACACCAACAGGTTGTAAATTAGTATGGGAATTCGGTACAGCACAAGGAAACGGCACTTATCAATCACTTGCATTAACACACCCTATCATTTGCAGTCACGATATATTTGGTTATGCGGCAGACCACGATGAACAAGATAAAGCATATTGTGATATACCATTTACAGGTGAAGTAAGCGGTAGAGGCGGAGCCATCGGATTTGAAGGTGAATCATCAACGATAACTGAAGAAATAGCTAACGCATGGAACCCTGATTATATAGATGTTGAAAATGGTTATTTTTACAGATTAAGATATGATTATGCTACACCTAATACATTAAGAATATGGAGAGCAGCAAGAAAAACATATTCGATACCTATATATCAATGTAATTTCGCAGACTCAACAGCAGTTGATAATAACGCAAGAGATGGTTTATTTTACAACGATCCAATTGAAATATCAGTAACACTTGAAAATGCTTTACCTATCAAAAACGCAGGAAGAGTTTCATCTATACATGTTCATAATGGTATAATGTATATTTTTTCATTTGTAACGGGCACCAATAGCGTTTTACAAACAGCAATTGATTTAAGTACATTTACAGCAAATGGAGTAACAGTTACACAAAAAACATTAACTTACAATGATGTTTCATATTATATCTATAGATATAATACCGCTGATACTTACAGCAGTCTTGGTCCCAATAAAGTAGCATTTAAATACCCTTATATTTATGTTCCCACTAATGCTGATAAAACAGTATTTTACAGACTTAATATTGAAGATACAACTGATATAATAACTTTATCAGGAAACGCAGGACCAATTGAAACAGCAGCATCAGGATCATCAGTATATGGCCCTAACATGGCGTTGAATTTCGGTAATTTCATAGTAAGGCCGGGTTGGTATATAATCGACACTGTAACTAACACAATTACGCCCGGAGCAAACAAAAATGCGTTTAGAATGGGATTACAGGGATTTGAACCTGAATATTCATTTATTAAAATTGATGAAGAACATTATATGTATAAACATAAAATTAGCGTTGGTAGTAACAATGTATATGGACATTCTTATGGATATCTCCAAGTCATAGCAATGAACCCGTTCTATTTAGCAACAATAAATAATGTAACACCATTTACAAAAACATCAGCAGATGTAATGAGAATAACATACACAATAACAGAAGCAGACGCTTAACTTTATGATGAAAGGACGGATACCGATGGAGACGACAGTCAAAGAATTAAATGAAAAGGTAATTAGAATTGAAGAAAGATTAAAAAATGATGAAATGAACATCAAAAATCTTCAATCTCTAACAAAAGAAATACATACAATGTCTTGCAGCATTGTAAAATTAACAGAACAGATCAGTACAACTAACGATGAAATAGTTGAAATCAAATCTGATGTAAAAGCATTAAAGGCATCACCGGCAGATAAATTTGAAAAAATAAAACTTTCAATTGCAACAGCATTTGCTTCCGGTATGGTGTCATTAATAATATCTTATATTTTTAACAAAGGTTAATGTATAAGACTAAAATAGCAAAAAACAATAATGATATCCCGTCCTTTCATTATTGTTTTTATAATATAGATTTATCCCGCAATTATTAAATGAAAGGAGAAATTGATATGAATAAAATTATCAACAAATTAGCAAATTTAATTAATGTTAAGTCAATCGTAACAATTATTTTGGTAACTGTTTTTTCAATTTTATCTGTTAAAGGCGATATAACATCAGAACAGTTCGTGTCAATATTCACAGTTGTAATTGCATTCTACTTTGGAACACAGCATGAGAAAAATTCAAAAAATAATATTGAAGAAGGTGAATAAGTATGACATTAAAGAAATGTTTATTAATTAAAAATAGTTGTTATTTATCAAACAGAAAAATGCCAAAAGGTAAGCCCGAAGGAATAGTAGTTCATTCAACAGGAGCAAATAATCCTTATCTTAAAAGATATGTTCAGCCGGTAGCAGGACAAGCAAATTATGACACAATAATTGCAGATTTAGGAAAAAATACATATGGTAATCACTGGAATATGAACAGCACTCAAATGGGTAGAGAGGTATGTGTTCATGCATTCATTGGTTTAAATGCTAAAGATAAAATAGAAACATATCAGACCTTGCCATTTGATATTTGTTGTTGGGGCGTTGGTAGCGGTAGCAAAGGATCTTACAACTTTAATCCCGCAAGAGTTCAATTTGAAATTTGTGAAGATGGATTAACTGACAAAAATTACTTCAACAAAGTTTTTAAAGAAGCTATTGAATTTTGTGCACATTTATGTTTAACTTATAATATATCTGTCAATAAAATTTCATCTCATCACGAAAGTTATATTGAAGGATATGGCGGCAATCATGGCGATTGTGATCATTGGTTAGCGAAACATGGTAAGACAATGGATTGGTTTAGAGCAGAAGTAAAAAAATTAGTAGATGCAAACTCTGGTTCAAAAGATAAAAACGATAAAGAAGCAGCAAATTCAAGTAATAAAAATAATAGCAATACTAACACAGAAAAAACAGATAATAAGACAAATTCAAACACAGCAAATACCACTACCAATAAGAATAATGCTAATAAAACAATTTACAAAGTTCAGACCGGAGCATACAAATTGAAACTCAACGCCAATTCCGCCGTTAAAAAGTTAAAATCAAAAGGATTTGAAGCAGTAATAGTAAGTGTATATGGATATTACAAAGTTCAGGTTGGAGCATATAGCAAAAAAGCAAATGCAGAAAACATGCTTAAAAAACTTAAAGCATCAGGATTTGATGGAACAATAGTAACAGCCAATACAACTACAACCGCTACAACAAGTACAAGTAAAACTGTAACATTTAAAGTTGGAGATAAAGTAACTCTCAAGAAGAACGCACCTATATATGGCACAAAAAATACATTTTCTTCATGGGTTTATAATTCAACATTATATGTAAGAGAAATTGATGGATCAAGAATAGTTATTTCAACACAAAAAACAGGCGACATTACAGGGGCAGTTGATAAAAAATATTTAACTAAAAAATAAAATTTATACACAAAAACCACTCTTTTAAAGGGTGGTTTATTTTTTTATGTCAAAATGTACAAAAAACATCAAAAAAGTTTGTTTATTTTTACAATGCGTATTTTTTAAAATTTTCAGTTATTTTCTTTTCAATCTTTCATACTATTATTGAGGGCCGAAAAACGGTTCAAAAATTGACAAAATGTTAAGAATTTTAATTTTTTCATTTTTTCCGGGCCGATCTTACATAATAATATTGACAAGAAAAATTTTTCAACTTTTTTCGTTGCAATCTTACATAATAATAGTAAGAAATAAAAATTCAATTTTTTGAAACAAATCTTACATAATAATATTAGATGAACAACAAAAGACAAGAAAAAATAACAAATTGAAAATTTTCAGTTATCTTATAGGTTCATCTTACATACTAATAATGACAGCGAAAAAAATAAATTTTTTCAAAAAACTTGTAAGAAAAAGAAATTAAAAACTGTTTATTAAGTAGAAAAAGAAAAAAAGAAAGGAGAGATACTTATGACAGTAAGACAAAAACTTCATTTCTTCAATATTTATAATGAAGATTTTACAAAAGCAAATTTTACAGTAATTAAAGTAGAAACAATTGAAGGCAGAGCAATGGGATCAAGACACTATTTTATGAACTATGATCAACTGATGGGATTATTCGGATTCTATGAATGTGTATCATTAAAACCAAATTTATATGGCAGTACAAACTATACAATTACAGTAAAATAAAATTTTTCAACTTTTTTCGATCTCATCTTACATACTATTAATGAGACCGGAAAAACAAAAAAGAAAGGAGTAATAAAAATGATTTATTACATATTTAAAAAAGAAAACGGTGAAAAAACCGCTATATGCGGAAACACCTACATCAGGGCCGACGGAACTGAAATTCCTTATACATCAGAAATAACAATGAGCGAATCACATTATGTAATTGATGGCGGCAGATGTGAAAACATTGCAGAAGTAAGAAACATTTTAAAAAGAAATAAATAAGAAAGGTGGCAAAGATTATGAACTATATCATATTTGAAGCAATAAACGGTGAAATAACCGCATTTTATGGAGACGATTATATTAATGCTGATGGAGATAAAATTCCTTATACACTAAATTCAGCAAAGAAAACGATAGATGAAGGCAGATGTGAAACTCTTGAAGAATTAAAAAATATTTTAAAAAACATTAAAAAATAAGAAAGGTTAAAAGGTGATTAATATGGTTATTATGAACACTGAAAATTTATATTATGTATTCGAAGAGATATATGAATACTTATATAACAACGGCGAACACGTACCAATGCACATATTCCAAGAATTAAAAGAAGAGGAATATAATACATATATGTATTTAAATACAGGCTATGTAGACATAGACAGAATGAAGTCATATGAAATATTACTCATGTTAGGAAACGACTTCATGGAAGAATTTGAAGAACTTGTGAATGAATTTGAAAAATACGCCGGAGAGACATTTACAGATTGCAGAGAAATCGTTTCATTAGCAATGGCGATATTCAGAGTAGCAGCAAGACATTTGCCAAATGCAATAAAAAGATAAGAAAGGTTAAAAAAAGGTGAAAATTATGAACTATCAAGAATTATTAGAATTATTTACAAAATCATATGCATGGTTATATGAAAATAATGACAACTTCCCTTTATACAAAGAATACCTTGAAGTAGGTGATGAATTCATTGAAAAATTCGGCGATTTCGTTGGAGAATTTGCCAAATATAGAGGCGATTACATATCAAGTGACAGAGAAGTCGTTGCGTTAGTAATGGCCCTTACAATAGGGTTAATGATATAAATTAAATAAAATAAGAAAGGTTAAAAAAGGTGAACATTATGAAAGTAAAAAAAGAAATTAGTGAATTCAGTCTTGTATGTAAAGAAATTGAAGAAGCAAACAGTGAACTTAATGCGTTGGTAGTTAAAACATATGATGAATTACCAGCGGGAGTGATTAAAGCAGAAGATAGATATGGGGATAATATTGAAGAGGCCCGCAGACTTGAAAGACACATAAAAGGATTATTTGAAAGACTTAATAAAATTAATGAAGACATTATAAATAAAAATATTATTTAAAAAAGAAAGGATTGATTAAATATGGGAATCTATCATATTTTTAAAGATGCAAATGATGATGTATTCGTTCAATGGAGCGATATGTGTTACACAACGGAATACGGTGACATTTTACCAAATGAAATTCCGGCAAAAAATAAATATCCGGTTGAAAGAATAGGGACCGGAAGCACATCAAATCCTATTGGATTGGAAGAACTCGCAATGAGACTTAAAGAAATAATGTATTAAAATATATAAAAAGAAAGGTTAAAAAGGTGAATATTATGAATAGATTTTTTGATGATTATTACGGTGATGCATTTGAAATGATGGAATTTATGACAAGAAAACAAAGAGATGATCTTATTAAAGGTAAAGCAAATATATCACATTTGATTCCCGGTGATGAATTTTTCAGCAGTGAAGGATACAACGATTATGTATCAGAAAACATTGCACCTATCACAAAAGAACATATTAATAATTATTATAGATAAGAAAGGTTAAAAAGGTGAACGTTATGATGTATGAATTTTACTCAAAATGGCCTGAATTAGGCGGGTTTGTAAAAGAAGATACAGATTATGTATCAGGCACTAAAAGCCTCTTCACAGTAGAAGCAGATAGCAAAGAAGAGGCATATAAAAAGGCAATTGAAATTAATAATGAAAAATATATGGATTGGGTAGCAAGATCCATTGCAAACAGTTGGAAAGAAAACGAATACGACAAAGCAATAAAGGCCCATATTGGAACAAATGCAAAAGAAGAAACTATTAATAAAATAATTGATCACATAAAAGCGTGTATGGAAGGATTAAAAGAAAATGAACTTCCAGAAGAAATTGAACATGATGATACATTTACAATTTATATAGAAGAATAAGAAATTTAAAATTTTCAGTTATCTTATACACTCATCTTACATAATAATATTGAAAAATAAAAAATTCAATTTTTTTAATTCAAATCTTACATACTATTATTAGATGATTAAAAAACACTAAAAAACATTAAAAATTTAAAAAAGAAAGGACTTGTTAATTATGAAATTTAAAGAATTAGCAAAAAAATTAGCACAAATGCATATAGAAGAAGATCCATATGGAGAATCACCGGTATATGCAGAAGTCAATTTTAAAGAAGGAAAAATAAATCAGGTTGTGAATTGTTTCAAAACACCGGTATTTGAAAAATCAAGAGAAGAGACAGATGGTTGCACTTATTCATCAGGAAAGATGTTATTCGACCATTGGAACAAACAAAAAGAATTAGAAAAGAATTATGAAATATGGTTAAAAGTTGAAGCATCAAAAAGAGGAAAAGATGGACTTCCATTACAAAAAGAAGAACCTGTAAAGGGGGCAGAACATAATGAAATTTGAACTTGACTTAACAAAAAACTATGATGAAGTCTTAAAAGATATTATAGGACTTCAATATCAAACAACTGACTTAATAGATGATTTATTTACAGTACAGACAGCATTAAAAAATTTATATTCAGCAATTAAAAGTTTAGAAACAACAGTAAATACATATAATAAAAGCAATGAAGAATAAAAGCCGCCGGCCCGCCCTGATGTTATAAATACTTGACAAAATGTCAAAAAAAATATAGAATCGGGGTGAGAGGGGCGACAAAATATGACAATATTATACAATAAAATTAAAAAATAAGAAAGGACTTGATAATATGTTAAAATTTAGAGAACTTACAGAAAGCGAAATTGATGTAAGAGTTGCACAAGTAGGAGATGGTTGGGTTCAACTTCTGTTATATAAAGATGCCAGAGTAGATATGGCAATATTAGATGAAACAGTTGGACCTGAAAATTGGACAAGAGACCATTTTGAATGTAAAGGAAATTTATTCTGCAGAGTAGGAATTAATGTAAATTATGATGATCCTAATAAACCTGAAAGATGGGTATATAAAGCAGATTGCGGAGCAGAAACATATACGGAAAAAGAAAAAGGTGAAAGTTCAGACAGTTTTAAAAGAGCATGTACAAATTGGGGAATCGGTAGAGAATTATATACAAAGATCCCTATATTCGTAAATGTAGAAACAAAAAACAATCCAAATGGAAAAGGATATGTAATGGCAAAGAAAAACATATTCCATGTATCTTATATCGAAATAGATAAAGATTTAAACAAAATTGTAGAAGTTGAAATATCTGATAAATACAACAAAAAAATGTTCAGTTGGAAAGATGAAAACTATGAATCTACTACATCAGAAACTTATAATGTAGTTGGAAAATTAGCAAATTTAGCAAGTAAAATTGCACAACCTAAACAGGAGATTACACCAGTAATAAAACCTGCATCTGAAATAATCAGAGAACCTATCGAAGAGATCACATGCAAAAAAGAACACATAGAAAATTCAGCAGGAACAACAATATCAGGCAAAACAAGAGTTAGGAGGGTTTGATATGGATTATATTAATGACTTTACAGAAATAAAAGAAGAGGTTGGAAATTTATATAAATATGAAGAAGATAGAGCCTCAAAAGAAGTTAAAGAAGTTCCAAACGGTACTTATATAGTAGAAATATCATCAATGATGGTAGGACTTACAAAAGCAAATAAACCGGCCCTGAAAGCGAAATTTACAGTTACAGATGGAGAATATACACATGGAACATTATATATGACAACAGTATTAACATCATCATATACAACAGAAAAAGCGTGTAATTTCCTTAAAGCATTAGGAACAGATGTAAATGTATATTTTGATAATACAGAAAATTTTAAAAAGATCACAGAAGAAATATTTAATAAGATTAAAGGAAATTGTGAATTTGATCTTACATATTGGACCAATGCAAAAGGGTTCAATGAATTTAAAATAGAAGGGGTATATGACCTTGTATAAAGGTCAGCCCTATTCTATCAAATAAGAAAGGACGAGCAACTATGTTACATTTTATAGACTTTGAAGTTTTTAAATATGATTGGTTGTGTGTAATAGTTAATCCATTAAACAATGAAGAAACAGTAATAGTTAATGATGAAGAAGCACTTAAAGATTATTATGAAAAATATAAAAAAGAAATATTTGTAGGATATAACATAAGACAATATGACCAATTTATAATGAAAGCACTTTTAATAGGATTAGATCCTAAAAGAGTAAATGATAAAATTATCAAAGAAAACAAAAAAGGATTTGAAATTTCAAATTTATTCAACAAAGTTCCATTATTATTCTATGATGTAATGACAAGTATGCATTCATTAAAAACACTCGAAGCATTTATGGGACATAACATACATGAGACATCAGTGAATTTTGAAATAGATAGAAAATTAACAGATGAAGAGATTCAGGAAACAATTAAATATTGTAAAAATGATGTATATGAAACTATAAACGTGTTCATTAAAAGATTTGAAGAATTTCAAGCATTATCATCATTAATTACAGCGTTCAATATGCCTCTCTCTTATATATCAAAAACAAAGGCACAATTATCAGCGATTATATTAAATTGCACAAAAGTAGATAGAAATGATGAATGGGATCTTTATGCATTAGATACAATCAAATTAAATAGATACCATTACATAAAAGATTGGTTTTTAAATAAAGATAATCAGGACTATGAAAAAAGTTTAGAAGTGATAATTGCAGGAGTGGAACATAAGTTTGCGTGGGGCGGATTACATGGAGCAATACCTATGTATCACAGTAAAGGAAATATATATCACGTAGATGTTGAAAGTTTTTATCCGGCAATAATGATTGAATACAATTTATTATCAAGAAACGTGGCAAATCCGGCCAAATACAAAGAAATAAGAGATAAGAGGATAATATTCAAGCACGACAAAAATCCCCTTGAAAAGCCCTATAAAATCGTTTTAAACGGCACTTACGGAATATGTAAAGATAAGTATTCGGCAGCATATGATCCCAGAAATGCAAATTTAGTATGTATTAATGGACAACTTCTGTTATTGGACCTTATTGAAAAAATGGAAAAAATAAAAGGTTTTAAATTAATACAGAGCAATACAGATGGATTAATAATTGAAATAGGAGACGGACAATATGATACATTAAAAGCAGTATGTAATGAATGGCAGAGCAGGACAAGAATGGGACTTGCATTTGATGAAATAGATGAAATATGGCAAAAAGATGTTAATAATTATATATTCAGATTTAAAGATGGTAAGTATGAAAGAAAAGGATCATGGGTTAAGAAAAATACAGAGTTAGATAATGATATGCCAATTTTAAATACAGCGATAGTAAAAGCATTAACAGAAAAAATACCGGTTAATGTCACAATTAATAATTGCACTGATTTAACACAATTCCAGAAGATAGTAAAAGTATCATCTAAATACAATAATGGGTGGCATAATGGAGAAGTATTAAATGATAAAACATACAGAGTATATGCATCAAAAGATATAAATGACACTTACATAGGAAAACAAAAATCAGCCGGGGCAACAATAGAAAAGTTTGCAAATACACCGGAAAATTGCTTCATAATAAATACAGATATAACAGGGTTAGAGATACCTAAAAAATTAGATAGACAGTGGTATATAAAGGAAGCAAATGAAAGATTAGCAGCATTTGTGAAAGTTGCATAAAAAATAAGCGAAAAGTTTGTGCAACTTTTCACCCTGCTTCTTTAAAATTTTCAGTTATTATGTTCACTCATCTTACATACTAATAGTATAAGGTTAAAAAACTAAAAAATATTTAAAAAAACTTATAAAAACTTGTAAGAAAAACAACCGGAAAGTTGTTTATATAGTGAAATGACCTTAAAAACAATAAAAATAATTAAAATAAGAAAGGACTGAAATGTAAAATGACATTTTATAAAGGTTATATGGTATCAAACAACAAGATACCTACAAAAAAATTAACACCAGATAATTTTATGACAAAAGAAGAAATTGATAAAGTAAATCCTACTTCCTATATTGGAATATTAAGTAATGATGCAGTATTGATTGACTTTGATGATGCAGTAACATCAGAAATAGCACTTAATATAATAAAAGATAACAATATAAAATGTAGAGTGTTAAAATCAACAAGAGGAATTCACGTATTATTTAAGGCAGATGAACATTTTGAATTCAATAATACAGCGAAACAACTTGGTTGTGGATTAATTGCAGACATTAAAACAGGCAAGAAAAACGGCATAGAGGCCCTTAAAACCAACGGAAAAGAAAGAATAGTAATATATGATTCCGGGACCTATGAAACGCCCCCGTATTGGTTCAGACCGCTTAAATATAAGAAAGATGACAATATAGACTTTATCAATATGGAAAATGGAGATGGCAGAAATAGCACATTATTCTCTTACATAATTAAACTTGTAAAAGTAATGAGCAAAGAAGAGGCAAAAGATACAATAAGAATACTTAATGGATATGTTTTAAAGGACAAACTTAATGAAAGTGAAATTAGAACAATAACAAGAGATGAAGCATTTGAAAACATACAAAAAGAAAGTTTCTTTACAGATAAAGGGGTATTCTTATTTGATGTATTCGCTAACTACCTGATGAAAGAAAAGAAGATCATAAAAATTGATAACAGACTTTACATCTACAAAGACGGCGTTTATATAGACGGTTGGGAATGGATAGAAAGAGAAATGATAAAGAACATATCATTATTAACAAAAGCAAAAAGAAAAGAAGTATTGGAATATTTAAAATTGTTAATTGAAGATGATGAAAATCCATCAGAATTTACTCAATACATAGCATTTAGAAATGGAATATATGATATGACAACCGGAAATATGGTTCCATTTAATGATGAAATTATAGTAACAAATAAAATTGAATGGGATTACAATCCAAACGCATATTCAAAAATAGTAGATGACATGTTCAATAAATTATCATGTGATGATGCAGAAGTAAGAGCGATATTGGAAGAAATGATTGGTTACTGTTTTTTCAGACAAAATGAACTTGGTAAAGCATTCGTATTAGTAGGACCGGCATCAAATGGTAAATCAACATTACAAGGTATGATTGAAAAATTACTTGGTAGAAAAAATACAGTATCAATTGATATGAAAGACTTAAATGATAAATTTAGACCGGCAAAATTATATGGTAAATTAGCAAATATCGGTGATGACATCAGTGACAAATACATAGATGATAATAACATATTTAAAACAGTAGTTACAGGCGGAAGAATAATGGTAGAAAATAAAGGACAAGATCCCTTTGAATTTGATCCTTATACAAAATGTATATTCTCATCAAACAATCTACCAAAAACAAGGGACAAGACCGGAGCAATTAAAAGAAGATTAATAATAATCCCATTTGATAGAGTATTCAGCCCTAAAGATCCTGACTTTGATCCTTATGTAAAATATAAGATTATTAATGGCAATGAAGATTATCCGGTAGATGACAATATGTCATACATCATAAATATAGCATTAGCAGGATTACAGAGAGTAATTGCAAATAATGGATTTACACACTCAAAAAGAGTTCAAATCAAAATTGAAGAATATGATAAAGACAATAATCCCATCAAAATATGGTTTGAAGAATTAGGTGATGATCCAGCAAGTGAAATTGAAATGAACGATACACAAGAAGTATATAGACAATATAATGACTTCTGTATAGAAAACAACTTAAAAGCAATGAGCAAAATTGAATTCAGTAAAGCATTAAGCAATGAATTCAATATAACAACAAAAGTAGCAAGAATAAATGGAAAAGCAACAAGAATATATGTAAAAGAAAATTAAAAAATAATAAAAAAGAAAGGCAAGGTAATTATCATGGAAAAGAAAAATAATATTAATGAAAATATCGACAAATTAATTGTTGAATATAAAACCGCAAAAAATAAAGAACTTCAAAATAAAACATTTGAAGAGATACTTAAATTATGTGAGCCATTAATAAGGACGGCGATCCGAAAGGTGAAATATAAGCCGCCCGTCACAATGGAAGAACTTGAACAGGAAGCAATATATACACTATTTCTTCTGATAAAGAATTATGAAAACAAAACATCAAATATGAAATTTACAAATTACACAATAACTTATATTGAAAATTCCCTCATTAATTACATCAGAAAAACACAAAACATATTATACATATCTAAAAATCAATTCGAGAAAAATTCAAAAATCAAAAAATTCATCAATGAATATGAAACAGAAAACGGAAAAATGCCATCAGATGAAGAAATAATGACAATAGGAATAACAAAAAATGACTTAATAAATTACAGAAATACATCTAACAATGAATATTATAACATAGAAGAAATAGATGATATTGAAGATATTGATGCAGTAATTGGATATCAGGAAAATAAGCATTTTAAAGATGACAGACTTAATGAATTATATGAAGAATTAACACCATCAGAACAAAAGTTTATGATTGAGTTAGTTGAAAACGATTTAAACTTTGCAAAAGTGGCCCTGATATATGATTGTAGCAGAGAAAACATCAGACAAAAATATGAAAGATTAATTACTAAATTAAAAAAAATAAGTAAGCAGAAAGGAATGAAGTAATTATGATAAAGAACCATATTGTAGTAACACATGACAGCGAGATAGATAAGAAAGAAGCAGAAAAGAGGGATAGATTCCTCAAAAAACAGAAAAAACTTGAAAAGAAATTTGAAGAAAAACAAGAACACTTTGAGAATTTAGATCCAGAAGCAATGATATTTGGAAACGGTGATTATATCACAGCATTAGTTGGATATACAGGAGATGGACGAGCAATATATGACTATGATTTAATGGTTGAATTCTTAAAGGAATACGAGGAAATGACACCGGAAGAGGCAATGGAATGGATAGATTACAACACAATAAGAACTATACCTTATATGGGCAATTTAGCACCTATAATCATGTATAGAATTTATGACAATGAAAAATAAGCATAAAAAAAGAGAGGGCCGAAAACCCTCTCTTAAATTATTTTATAAAGGAAATATAAAAAATAAACATTAAGAAATGAAAATGACAATAGTAAAAAATTAAAAATATTAAATTTACGTTTGGTATATGAATCAGCAACAGCAGACCATAAGAGCAGACATTCAAATAGTATAGTTAGGATAATAAGAATTTTCATAATAAAAACCTCTCTTTTTTTAATTTAAATTAAGTAATTCAATAATCTTTTCACCGGCCTCATCAGGAGAACAAAACTCAAATTTAACATTATGACGCTCTTCCATTGTATATAAAATTTTCATTAATTGTTTTCCGGTTGTAGCCCTTTTATTTCTTTTTAAACGCCAATTATACCAGCCGGCAAGATCCTTAATCTCTTTAACATTATTTTTATTCTCAATCAATACAATAAGTTGGATACCGCATTCAGCAGCAAGATCACATTCGGCCCTGAATCTTTCGTGTTGTGTGGTTACATTACTTATTATTTCCTGAATATCTTTTTTAGTATCAATTACAACACTCATATTTTTGATATCAGCATAATCACCTACCGGTAATTTAGATCTTACTATTTTAATATTATTAGCAGCAAAATATTCATGTTTTAATTCATGTTTATCAGCCTGCTGACGAGTATCTTCAATTAAAACAATATCATTAGACATAGAAGTCTTTCCAATCTATTTTTAATACAGTAGCAAGTTTCATTGCAGTATTAATAGAAGGAACCTGTCCATTTTCAACCGCCGAAATAGTTGTTCTATTAACGCCGCTTTGTTTAGATAACTCAATTTGTGTAATATGACCTCTTTCGTGTCTTAATAATTTGAGATCTACCATTTATATCAACTCCTTAAAATTACGCATTTTTTCTTACATATAAGTATATCCCGGAAAGTTGAAAAATGTCAAGAAATGAAGACAGAAATTTAAAAAAACTTAACAATTCAAATACAGAAAAAGGGGGCCTCCCGGAAGCCAATAACTGTTACAGATGAAGAGAAAAAAGTGTAACACAAGTGTAACACTACTGTAATATTACTAAAAAATGGGCAAAATGAGGGCAGTTTGTGTTACAGATGTTACACAATGTTACAGATGGACCAATTTATCTGTAACACCTGCAAACCCAGTAAAATAGGGCATTCCAAGCGTTATGTTACACTGTTACACTTATTTTATATAAATTTAAATAAATTATATATTTTACGGAGATTACGGAGTATTTTCCCGTAAATATAATATAAATAAAAATGAATTGGACAATTTATCTGTAACACTGTAACAGGAGTAAAAAAGAAGTTAAAAATGTATAAAAAACTTGACATTTGGAGAATATTGGGATATACTTATATGATGGGAATATTATACCTAAAATAGAAAGGGGGACATATAAATGGAGATAATAAACAAAAAACTTTCAGAACTAATACCTTATGAGAAGAATCCACGAAGCAATGATCAAGCAGTGAAATATGTCGCAAATTCTATTGCAAATTTCGGTTTTAAGGTGCCTATCGTAATAGATAAGGAAAATATCATAGTATGCGGTCATACACGCTATAAGGCGGCAAAACGCTTAAAATACAGCGAGGTTCCTTGTATTATTGCAGATGACTTAACAGAAGAGCAAATAAAGGCGTTTAGATTGGCAGATAATAAAGTTGCTGAATATGCAGAATGGGATATGGACCTATTATTGGAAGAATTAAATGGACTAACTGATGACTTTGATATGTTAGACTTTGGATTTGATGAAATAGTTGCATCAATGGAAGAGAAGGAAGTAATGGAAGATGACTTCGAACCGGACATTACAAAAGAAGCAGTTAGTAAAATCGGAGAGATCTATCAATTAGGAGATCATATCTTAATGGTAGGAGATAGCACAAAACAAGAAGATGTTGATAAATTAATGAATGGAGATGTTGCGGATTTGGTAGTAACAGATCCCCCTTATAATGTTAATGTTTCTAACTCAAAAGGAATGAAGATCCAGAATGATAATATGGCCTCTTCTTTATTTAAAGAGTTTTTAACATCAGCATTTAGCAATATCAACAGAAACTTAAAGCCCGGCGGGGCCTTTTATATATGGTTCGCAAATAGTGAACATATTAACTTTGAAACAGCATTAAATGATAATGGATTACATGTAAGACAGGAATTAATATGGAATAAAAGCGGATTTATATTAGGAAGACAGGACTATCATTGGAAGCATGAACCTTGCTTATATGGTTGGAAAGATGGAGCAGCACATTACTTTATTGATGACAGAACACAATCAACAGTAATAGAAGATGTTCCGCAAGACTTTGAAAAGATGAAGAAAGCGGACCTTATTAAGTTGTTAAATGACATATACAATAAAGGCGTAAATACAAGTGTTATAGATGAGGCAAAGCCGACAGTAAATGATTTACACCCTACTATGAAACCGTTGAAATTAATAGGAAAATTAGTAAATAATTCATCAAAAGAAAACGAAATAGTATTGGACTTATTTGGAGGCAGCGGATCTACATTAATGGTATGCGAGCAGTTAAATAGAAAATGCAGAATGATGGAATATGATCCTGTATATGCAGATGTAATCATTACAAGATGGGAAGAATTTACAGGTAAGAAAGCAATTAAAATATCATAAGAAGAGAGGTGTTAATATGAGCGTGAATAAAAACAGTTTGGATAATTTGGTTAATATATCAGAGCAAGGATTAACATCAGAGCAGAGAAGAGAAAATGGGAGAAAAGGCGGACAAGCAAGCGGCAGAACAAGGAGAGCAAAAAAAGAGATGAAGGAATTGATCAACGAAATATTGGATATGAACATCAGAGATGGTAAAACAGAAACATTTAAAAATATTGCCGATAGCAAAGGAAAGAATATAAATGTAACACAAGCGTTAGTGTTAGCACAAGTTAAAAAGGCCTTAAATGGCGATACAAGAGCACTTGAATTCTTAAGAGATACAGCAGGACTTAAACCTATAAACAAGCAGGAAACACACGTTACAGTTACATCAAGCGGTAAATTAAATGATATATTAGAACAATTATCAGAAGAGGACGAAACAGAAGTATAACATAAGTAACACATAAGTAACACATAAGTAACACATAAGTATAATTAATGACAGGGGTGATAATATGGACTTTGTTTTATCTTCCAAATATAAGGACTTTCTGAAATACAATGATGCAGTTTTTGAAATACTTGAAGGAACAACCGCTTCCGGAAAGACAACAACCGGTATTGTTAAATTCTTGTTAAAAGTTGCGAAGAGCAAACAAAAACTTCATATTATTTCCGGTCAGGATTTAGGAGTAGTAGAAAAGAACATAATAAACTGTGATTTAGGAATATTAGATATATTTGGAGATTTAGTTGAATATAACTCAAAAGGTAAAGGGGAACATACATTAGCACATATTGTATATCATACACCGATAGGAGATAAAATAATCTACATATTGGGATATGATAATGAAGCAAGATGGAAGAAAGCACTTGGAGGACAATATGGTTGCGTTTATGTAGATGAAATTAATACAGCGAGTATGTCATATGTAAGACAGGTAGCAATGCGTTGTGATTATTTTATGGGAACACTTAATCCAGATGATCCTGATAAAGAAATATATAAAGAATATATTAATAGATGCAGGCCTATTGAGAAATATAAAGATGATGGACCAAAAGATCTATTAGCAGAATTAGATGAACCTCATACACCGGGTTGGGTTTGGTGGTATTTTTCATTTGAACATAATAAAGGACTTTCAAAAGAGAAGGTTGATAAAATAAAGAATTCTCATTCACCGGGAACATCAGATCACAGACATTACATATTAGGATTAAGAGGTAAAGCAGAAGGTATTATATTTGATAATTTTGACAGCAGAAAGCATTGCATCACTTATAAAGAAAGCCTTGATTTAGTAAAAGGAAAATCAAAGGACCAGAAAGAATGGTTCGTATTATTCAGCGGCGGACTTGATACCGCATACTCAAAGAATTCAGATGATACAATAGCAATGTCATTTATAGGTATCACAAATACTAATAAAATTTATTTATTAGATGAATGTGTAATGAATAACAGAGATGAAAAGATACCATTTGCACCGTCAGATATTGCTATAAAATACAATGAATTTTTAGAGAAAAATAGAAAAGTATATGGATTTGCACCTGATACTTTTATTGATTCAGCAGACCAAGCGACAATTACAGAACTTAAAAAGTTCAAAGCAAAAACAGGTTCTATATATAATTTTAATAATTCATATAAAGCATTAAAAATTATAGATAGAATACAACTTCAAAAAGGTTGGTTCGCAACCGGACATATGTTTATAGTAAATACATGCAGCACTTACATAAAGGAATTAAAAACTTATAGTTGGAGCGATAAGAAAAACAAAACAGAACCGGAAGATGCAAACGATCATATGATAAACAGTGTTCAATATGCGTGGATACCTTACAAAAATAAAATAGGATAAAGGAGAAATGTAAAATGGGCATTAATGATAAAATCAGAAAAAAACTTATAAAATTTTTAAGAATCCATGAATGGAATGATTATGGATTTGATGTGAACCGTCTGTTATCTTTCGAAGCAAACGCAGCAAAAAATACAATATGGTATAATGGCGACAGTTATGAATTATCACAACTTTTTAGTCAAATTCCGAATGATAATAAATGTTTTTGGGGGGCCCACGAAACCGCCGGCCTTGAAATCCGAAAGATGCACACAGGACTTCCTAAAATGTTAGTAAATACACTGACAAATGTTACATGTTCAGATCTTAATGACTTTGAATTTAAAGAAGACGCAGATGCAGAATTATGGGATAGAATTGCAGATGAAAATAGTTTCAATAAGTTAGTTAAGAAATCAACTAACAATGTTTTAAAAATAGGAGATGGAGCATTTAAAATTTCTTTTAATAGTGATATTTCAGAACTTCCTATTATTGAATTCTATTCAGGTGAAAATGTAGAATTTATTTATAATAAAGGTAGAGTTAAGGAAATTAAATTCTTTACAAAATATAATAAAAAAGAAGCAAAATATACATTAGAAGAAACATATGGATATGGATATATTTATTATAAATTATATAAAGATGACAAAGAAGTTGGACTTGATGCAATTGGTGAAACAATGGGAATTGAAAATGTAATATTTGACAATAAAAAAATATTAGCAGTTCCTTATATGATTTTCGAAAGTGAAACATATCCCGGAAGAGGTCAAAGTATTTTTGATGGTAAAAATGACGCATTTGATGCACTTGATGAAGTTGTATCACAATGGTTAGATGCTATCAGAAGCGGCAGAGTTAAGACATATATTCCAAGCAGCCTTATTCCAAGAGATATGAGCACCGGAGCAATGTTAAAACCAAATGCATTTGATAATAAGTTTATTAAGATTGCAGACAGTATGTCAGAAGGATCAGATAATAAGATCGTAACAGAGCAGCCGCAAATTCAAGTAGCAGCATATGAAAGCACATACATCACAAACCTTGATTTAGCATTACAGGGCCTTATTTCACCATCTACTATTGGTATTGATGTAAAGAAATTAGACAATGCAGAAAGTCAAAGAGAAAAAGAAAAAACTACTTTATATACAAGACAAATTATAATTGATACTCTTTCAATTGTATTAAAGAAATTAATTCAAATAACATTTGATGCTTACAATATTCAGTATCAGCACCCAACAAAAGAAATTGAAGTAGAAGTTGGATTTGGTGAATATGCTAATCCATCATTTGAAGCAGTAATAGAAACAATGAGCAATCCTAACACACCTATGAGTATTGAAGCAAAAGTAGAAGAAATTTGGGGAGATTCAAAAACAAAAGAATGGAAAGAAGAAGAGGTATTAAGAATTAAAGCAGAACAGGGAATATTATCAGTAGATGAACCTTCTTTCAGTACAGACTATACAGGAGAAAATGAAGTAGATTACAATATTGAATAACAAATAAGCGGCAGAAATTACTTCTTGCCGCTTTTTTCTTTAATAAAACGGTCCATTTTGTCAAAAATATGATACAAATATGAACAAATTGTTAATTTTTTCAGAAAAATGGCAAAAACCGGGGTGTATTTTTAATTTTTTCAATTATTTTTGTTCTCATCTTACATACTATTATTGAGAGGTCAAAAAAGGAAATAAAAAACAATAAAAAACAACAAAAAATATTAAAAAAATTGTAAGAAAAACAAATTAATAATTGTTTAATAAGCAGATAACAAATAACAGACCTAAATAAAAAAGAAAAATTTAAAAAAGAAAGGCGGGATTTGTATGTTAGGTACAAAATTCTATGCAACAGTTGCAGCACTGTTATCAGTAGCAACAATCACATCAGCAGGACTTAATGAGGCGGTGAAAACCGGGGCGGAATATTTTCAGGACGAATATGATAAGTCATATGCACAAGTTCAGGAATATGTTCCAGAAGCAAAGAATGCGTTTAACAGTATGAAAGGCGAACTTAACACAGCAATAGCAACTGTAAGAGACATTGGCGGATTGGATATGACAGAATTCTTCTCAACCTTAATTGGAATAGGAGACGCTTTCATAGACTTTTCAGAAAACGGGATTAATTCAGCAAATGTAAATTTTGAAGAATATCTCAACAATTAAAAATTATTAAAAAGAAATTTAAAAAAAAAGAAAGGACTTGTTATTATGGAAAAAGAAATTAAAATTAGCACTCAAATTAAAGAATTTATCACATTAGTGGAGACAGCAGAAAAGGATTATAATTATTATTATGAGCAGGTAGGTATTCAGGATAAACTATCACAAGACATATTGCATAAGTTAGAATTAGAGGACCTTGAAGAAACTGAACTCAACGAAACAGCACTTATGTTACAGACAAATAGAAAAGACAGAAGATACTATAAAGATAGAATAGAAGAATTAAAACCATTATATGATTTCTATAATGAAAATAAAGATGCGATCAATAAATTAAAAAGCACTCTTGGGGCAACAAGAAAAGCAGAAGGATATCACGCTCATAGAACATATAAACCAAGAGTATTAAAAGACACTAAAGATACAAAAGAAACAGATAAATAATCTCAAAGGAGAGATGTAAAATGTCAAATGAAAACTATAACCTTGAAGAGGCCTTTATGAGGTTTGAAGAGGATATTATACAGGACCTAATAAACACTATACAGAACAACACAACAGGAGACATATTAAAAAAAGGAGATTATAAGAGTTGGAAAAAAGCACAATTAAAAGCATTAAATGATTTTAAATCAAGAAATAAGCAACATTTTACAGGTAAATCAAAAAGAGCATTGAATAAGATGATAGAAGAGATATTGGATAAGTCTTATAAATCAGGTGGAGCATACACAAAAGGTGAAATAGAAAAAGCAATTAAAAAAGGATTAAGAACAAAAACCAAACCATCTGAAAATATGGGAGCAGGCTTTTCAGGAGTAAATGATAGAAAACTCAATGCATTAATGGCGGAAACCAGCGGCAACTTATATGCCGCTGAACATTCCGCATTTAGATATGCAGAAGATGCGTATAGAAAAATTATTTTTGATTCACAAGTATATTTTAATACAGGAACCGGAACATTAGCACAGTCAATAGATATGGCAACAAAAGACTTTCTGTCAAAAGGAATAGACAGTGTAGAATACAAAAACGGGGCCAGAGTAAATATACAATCATACAGTGAAATGGTATTAAGAACATCAAACAAAAGGGCCTATATGCAGGGAGAAGCAGCAATGAGAGAAGAATAT